GTAGGTATAACTGGCGGTGGCACAAGCGGCACCGTAACTATTACTAATGATATGGCTACAACTATTACTGCAGCGGGTGACATTGTAGTTGGAACAGGCTCAGGTACTTACGATAACCTGCCTATTGGTACTACCGCACAAGTTTTGACAGCCGATACAACAGTTTCACCATACAAAGTTAAATGGGCAGCACCAGCGGTATCCGCTAGTGGATTGACTTTTATATCTAAAACTACTTTTAGCGCAGTAAGTAGTGCATCTCTTCCTAACAGCACTTTCACCTCAACTTATGAAAACTACAGAGTTATTCTTACTCTTGATTCAGGTACTGCCACTACTGTATTAAGTATGCGAATGAGAGCATCAGGCACAGATGATACAGCCGCTAATTACTTTGGCGGCAGACAATGGATTGGGTTTAACGGCGTACCAACTCAAACAACAATGAATGGCTTAACATCGTGGGGGTTAGATACAATCGATAACGCCACACAAAACAGAACAACCTTTGTATTTGATGTGATACGGCCAAATTTAGCCGTTCCCACTACAATGAATTTATCGGGAGTGAGCGGTAGTGGTTCGGGCTTAGTAACTTTAGGCGTTTTTCATAACAATACCAGCCCATCCGATGCGCTGACTTTTATATCAGGTTCAGGAACAGTTACAGGCACTTATCGCGTTTATGGCTATCAGAATAATTAAGGAGAATCATTAATGACAACACAAAAGTTATATCACCAAGACGGCGATGAAAAGCGCGAATACACAGAAGCCGAGTATGCGCAACACGCTAAAGATGCTGCGGATGCTGCTGCTGCTAAGGTTATTGAAGATGAACTAAAAGCGAAAGAAGCAGCAGACAAAGCAGCATTACTAGCCAAATTAGGCATAACTGCCGATGAAGCAAAGTTGCTGCTTTCATAGTGGAACACTTGACTAAGAAAGTGGCCTATGCAGACTAGCTACAACGGCTGGCCAGCATCTAAAGAGCAGGCTGAGATAGGCGTAAAGCCTTTTAAGGTTGAGGGGACAAGCCTTAAAATCCGCTGCGCTGAAAAGGTAGCGCCTTTGCTTATTAACTTTGCTAAAGAGTTTAACGAGTTAATAGAGCCTATAGAGGGTGGCACCTTTGACGATTGGGGCTATGCCTACAGAGACGTAAGAGGTGTAGTAGGCAAGCTAAGTAACCACGCTAGCGGCACAGCTATAGACCTGAACGCAACTAAACACCCTTTAGGCAAGGTAGGCACGTTCGATGCAGCTAAGGTACCGATGATTAGAGCCTTAGCTAAAAAGTACGGGCTAACCTGGGGCGGGGATTGGACTAGAAAAGATGAAATGCACTTTGAGATAGCTTTAAGCCCTGAAAAGGTCAGGGCTTTAATTACTAAGTTAGGAATAGAAAATGCCAACTAGCGCACAGGTAAGCGTAGGTACAACAGCTACAGTATTAGTAGCCTCAACAGGCTTTGACCAAACCGTATGGCTACATAACTCAGGCGGTGGCATTGTTTATTTAGGCGATAGTGGAGTAACAACGAGCAACGGCTACAAGCTAGATAATGGCGATAAAATGCAGCTTTTGGTAGGTGACCACGAAAGCCTTTATGGCGTTACGGCCTCAGGTACTAATACTGTGGGCGTACTTAAACAAATCAACTAAGGGCAGAATCGAGCTAATAAATGAAAGAGCAATTTAAGGCCGCGGCCTTGTCCTATTTACGTGCGGCTCTATCGTGCGTGGGTGCGCTGTACCTCAGCGGGATTTCAGACCCTAAAGTACTAGCTAATGCTTTTCTAGCTGGGCTTATTGGGCCAGTACTTAAAGCCATTGCACCTAATGAGAAGCAATTAGGCGTAGGGGCTAAGTAGGATGTCGCAGGCCCAGGCATATATAGCGGTAGCGTTGGGGATTGCTACGCTTTCAGGGCTTATGGCTGGGCTTGTGCGCCATCTTGTTAAGTACTACCTATCCGAGCTTAAGCCTGACGGCAACGGCGGGCATAACCTAGTAGGGCGCGTTGAGCGTATTGAGTTACGCGTGGATAAAATCTATGAAATGTTGCTAGAGGACAGATTATCTAAGTAGGGCGTGTCGCGTTGCCTTTTGTCGGTGGGTAGGTTCATACTTTAACTACACACGCCGGGAGGGCTACCCGGATAGGTAGCTCATCGGCCTTAACAAAGGGCGAAAGATGAACAGTTTAGATTTAATAGTAGTTGGTATGGTTTGCCTGTTTATGGGCTTATTTATCTATGCAGCTTATGAGATGGGCTATAAAGTAGGCCTGGGTGAAGGTTACCTACGTGGCCGTAACATCGCTAAGGCACTACGCGAGAGCGAGGCCGCTAAGTGAGTAACTTTCTTGAAGGATACGAGGATGTCAACGCCAGAATTATCAGAGCGCGTAGCGAATACCCCAGCCTAAGGCTAGTGGCATATATTGAGGACATAGATATAACAAAAGGTTATATTTTAGTAAAAGCTGAAGCCTATAAAAACTATGAAGATGAAAAACCTAGCGCTGTTGATTTTGCCTATGAGGCACGTAGTGACCGAGGCGTAAATCTGCATTTTTGGGTAGAAAACGCAGTTACCTCAGCTTATGGCCGTGTGATTGGTTTACTCACACCTGGCGGTATAGCTCGTAGTACTAAACAGGATATGGAAAAGGTAGAAGCTCTTAGCACTAAAGACGTAGCACCTGTAAGCGAGGATTTATGGGCTACTACGCCTGTGGCACAGACCATCGAGGCAGTTAAAAACGAGCTAGGCGGGATTTACCTACAGGCTAAGCCTGAGTGCATCCACGGCGCCCGTGTTTGGCGTGAAGGATTCTCTACCAAGACAAATAAAAAATGGGGCAATTACAGCTGCACAGAAAAGAGTAAAGCTACTCAATGTGAGCCAGTTTGGTATATGCAAACTTCTACAGGTTGGGCGCCTCAGGTATGAGTAGCCAAATGGAGTTAATCAACCTTAAAGCTATGACGGGCAAGCTCTTTATAGATGGTGAAATGGTCGCAGAGTACAAGGTAGAGACCTGCGACAAATGCGCCAGGGTGACACAGCTAGATAAGTTTGGCTATCAAAAAAACTCATATGAAAACATTATATGGTTTTGCAAGGATTGCAGGTAATGACTACCTCTAAATCCGATTGGGATATAGACCTTCGCTACGGCCAAGACGGGGAAGAATCCGTACGCCGGCTCCTTACTATGGAGACGGTAGAGGTCAAACGCGATAGGCGCTGGAAAGAGACAGGCAATATATACATAGAGACATCTTGCTACTACGTTAACGAGCGTGGATTCAAGCCTTCAGGCCTAGCAGTATCTCAGGCTACTCATTGGGCCTTTGTCCTGGAGGAATTAACGGTAATAGTCTCTAAATCTGACCTCATCAACACCGTAAAAGAGTACGGTAGGAATATAAGCTGCAATATTGAGCCTAACGTCTCTTTTGGCTATCTTATAACTATTGACTCACTACTTAAATGGCAAGTAGAAAAGGCCGAGAGAAACGAGTTTATCTATGGACATTATCCGCTTTGAGTGCCGCAGCTGTAAAAAGATAACAGACCAATTAGAGCGCATAGTTAGCGATAACCTGCCGCCTAACGTAAAGGTCTTACAATGCATAAAATGTAGCAAAATGAGCGTTTGCCTATTGGTTACTTATGCCGATGTATGAGTATGAGTGTATTAGCTGTTCAATACGCTACGAGGTTGCACGATCTATACACGATGTAAACATACCTAAGTGCTGTGGCTTTGATATGCGCCGTATTTATGACCCAGTAGGTGCCATATTTAGGGGCACAGGTTGGGGCAAGGATGCTAAATAGTTATCCACAGGAGTTATCCACAGGCACTAATAACGGTGCAGACACGCCCAAGACTACGCTTAATATTGCATCTCGTTTGACATCGCTGGTACGCTGGTACCGCGCAGGCGAGCCGCTGAGGCGTAGCTCAGCCAAGCGCTATCAGCTAACGCCACACTTATGCTTACTAGTAAGCGCATTAGTAACAATGAATATAACAACAGCAACTGCATATAACCCAAACGTAGAGAGCTATAAACTCTATGCTCATATGAAGCTATTAGATGATAAGGCCTATAGGTGCCTAGTAACGCTATGGCGTTTAGAGAGTAATTGGAACCCTAAAGCTAAGAATCCTAAGAGTAGTGCGTTTGGTATTCCACAGCTGCTTAAAATGACTGAGACTAATCCATATAAACAGATAGACTTAGGGCTTAAGTACATTACTCATCATAGGATTTATAAAGGTGATACTTGTAAAGCCTTAGATAGACATAAAAGGATAGGGCATTACTAATGGCTACTAGACGTGGTGACCCACGCTCTCAGCGTAAGTACAAGGCCGTTAGGTTGCAGGTTTTATCTAGAGATAACCACACCTGTTATTACTGTAATGCTGAGGCAGATACGGTTGACCATATTGTGC